TGACGACCAACCGAGCTTTGCGTTGGTGATCATGACCGTGTCGCCCGCGCGAACTTGCATCGCTTCAAGACGAAAGCGGGCGGTGAATGTGATTTCTTCGCGCGCGCGGCGCAGCTCGATGACGGCCAAGCGTTGAGCGCAGGATGACGAGGTCGTGAACGGCAGCACAACGTCGCGGTAATAGCGCGTGTTGTTGTCGTTCGTGACGTAGGTCGCCGACGAGATCGTCGGAAAGTCGGAGACCTGCCAGCCGTTGCCTTCGCTGACGTAAACGCCTTTCACCGAGTTTACGCGGTCGCGCGCGCTCGTGCGCGTCTGGATGTTTAGCGGGCCGACGAAGTGCTTTTCGGTAAACGTCACCGTTGGGATGCGATAGCCGCCAGCGTAAGGAACGACCTTGCCTCCGGAGTACGCGATGAGTCCGCCCATCGCTGAGAGCAGCTTGCCGATGTTCTCGTCGGGCGACGCACTCGTGGCGATCACGCCGTTGCATTCATAGCGGTTTTCGTAGGCAACAGGATCGAGCGGAAGAATCCTTACTTGCTCGTCGCAGATGTTAGCGGCCGCATTGATCGCGGTGACGTCAATCTCGGTCGCGTCCATGCCCATGCCGAGGGCCGAGTCGGTGAGATAGTCACGCAAGCACAGCGCAGGATTGGCCGAGTAAGCCGTCGTGCTCGTGCGCGTATCGAGTACCTTCTTGCCTTTGATGACTGCCGAGATGTTTGGAATACCTGACGGGAATTTCTCGGTGTCCCAAGTCAGGCGGACGTAAAGGTAAGCAATGCCGTAAAGCGTGTGTGCGGTTGTCCACTTGCCGTCCGTCAAGGTACTGGTTTCATTAACAAGAAAAGAGTCAGCCGCTTGTGTTGTGCTTCCAAGATGCTTGTAGACGTTTGCAACTCCGCTATAAAAGCCCGTTGCTGCGTTTCCAGAAAGACCAACGAGGTCGTCGTTGAAATATACCTCCTCGATTTCTTGGATTTCGTGGCCAGCTAGAGCGATAACGATGTTTAAATACTCGTTTTTGCTTCCGGTCGTGGACATATAAACCACGGTTCCCGATGCGCGGCAGCGACCATAAACAATCGTGCGCGCAGCGATTGGCGAACGCACCATTTGCGAGCGTTGAGAAAGAGATGAATCCGAAAAACTCGGAGCCTTTGGCGCAAGGAGCTTGGACGCGGCCATTGAGGACGCGGTTATTGCGATGAACTTAATGACTGCCGCCAGAAATTTGACCGCCTTAATTGCGCCCGCGACGGTGGCGAAACTGAAATTTGATAAAATAGCGATTGCGATTGCTTGTGGCATTTTTAAATTCTCCAGAAGCGCGTTTCCACGCCGTCGTTTAATTCAGCAAACAAAAGTCCATCCTTGCCGACGAAAGCTGCCGTTGAACCAAGCATGATTCCCATCGTGTCGCCGTTGCCGCAATCGCGCACCGCAATGTCACCGCGCGCCGCGAATCCTTGGCTGATTGGCTTGAAGCCTAGAGGTTCCATGTGCGTCTCAATAGTTCCGATCAGCCCGCCGTGTTTTTCCAGCACGCGCACGCCAGAAAGCGCGCGGTCATAAGTGCCACGCAAGGTCGCCGCTGGGTCAAGTCCGGTGCAAAGCTGAATCCAGTCGGCACCAAACAGACAGCAATCGTTCACGCCCCAAGCGAAAGGCTCGTTGCGTTTGCGGTCAATGTAGGCGGCGAGAGCTTCGGGCCAGTTGGCGCAGCGGGTCGGCATGGTTAATCGTATTCAGTCGGGCCGTAGTTTCCGCCACCGTTGTCGTTTACCGGCGCGGACATCTTCGCGTTGCCCCAGTAAATTTCTTTTTCTTGGATTGAGTTCACGAACTCCAAGCCTTTGTCGCCTGAGTAAAGATTCTTTTGTTCCTCATCGGTGTAACGCACTTCGCGCGGACGCCGAAAATCCACGAGCTTGTTTTCTGCAGTCATTCCAATCGTCGCGTCCTGACCGTCATCGTTAATGCTCATCACGTCCATGCGGCCAGAGAAAACCGTGATCGGCGACGAGACGAGCGAGCCGCTGGAATCGAGCGCGCCGAACATCACCGAGCAAGCCTTGCCTTGGTAGTTCTCGGTAAGAGCTACGGCAATCAACGCGGTCGGCACGCCTGAGAGCTGCATCGAGATACCGCGTGCGGCAAGGTCGGTCGTCTCCTCGACTGGCGAGATCGTGCCGAGCGTGCCAATGCCGAGATAGCCGGTGCCAGCATAGGTGATCGTTCCGTAACCGCTCCAAAGATTAACCGGAGTTTCGAACGAGAGCGACGCGAGAATGATCGGAGAGAGTTGCGACGCGCTGACCTGCGTCGTCATGTCGTTGCTGAGAGAGCGGCCTGCGGTGGTGATGCTCATTGCGCGACGTCCTCCATTACGTTAAACGAAACGCCGTAGAACTTGGCCGTGTCGATGCTCCATTGCGTCGAAGGCTCGGCGAGGCGGAACACGCCCTTGGCGTTGTTGTAAGTGATCGCGGTGCCGCCCGCGTACGATGAGCGTAGGACTGGAAACACGTCCACCGATGACGACGAATTTACTTGGACGACCTTGTAAAGCGAAGTCGAGATTTGCAGCCAATCGCCCGCAGCGAATGAGCCGGTGGCGCCGCTGATTCCTAGCGTCGTGCCGTTGGCCGTAGCCGAGGAAACGGTGAGCGTGCCGGTCACGTTGCCGCGTGGCGTCGGGTTGGCGAAGTCTTGAAAATAGAACGTGCCGCGCTGGGCCATGAGCAGGAACGCGATGACTTGCTCGGCTGCGGTGCGCGTCATTGGCGGGCAATCCACGGTGCCAATCCAGCCTTGGCCTTGCCAGTTGTATTGCTGCACCTGCATCGTGAACGGCGAGACGTTGCGCGAGACTGCGCTGAGTCCGGTCAAGGACAGGCGCGAGGCTTCAAGCGCAGCAGGCGGCGTGAGTGGATAGGAGATTGCCATGATGTTTACGCGAAGGCTGAACGATACGCGCCACCACGGCGCACCATGTCTGGAATCTCGGCTTTGAGGCGGCGACGTTCTTGCTCCAAGATCGGCGCGAGTTCGCTGCGCGTAACGCCTGCGGCGATGTTGTAGTTCACATTGATCGAAGAACCAGCGGAGCCGCCACCTTGGTTCATGTTCGAGTTGGAAACTATGGAGCCGCTGGCGTGAGGCACGAATAGTTCTGGGCCGCGTTCGCCGACGACGTAAGGACTGTTGGCTGAGACTGGGCCGCCCATTGCGCGAGCACCAACCATAGTTTTAAGTGCACCAGAAATGCCAGCAGCAAGAGGCGCCGTAATAGTTTGTTGAAATACCATACGCAACAAATCACGAGCGATTCCTTTTACGACTTCTTGTAGTTTTTGTCCGCTGAGAATTGCGTCTTCAAAACCTTGAGCGATAATGTTGCCAGCGTCATTTATCATTTGAAGTTCGCCGAGTGCTTTTTTGAGACGTTCGGTTTCCTCGGTGGTCATTCCGAGTGAATCAACATATTTACGCTGTGCTTCTTCCGATGATGCATAAACATCGGCAGCTTCATTTACTAAACGATTAAATGTTTCTTGATCTATAATATTTGCTTTAAAATATCGACTTAGACGTTCAGTTTCAGAAATGTATTTTTCAAGAGGAGTCATTACTGAAGCCTTTAACGATTCTCCGTAAGCAATTTGCTCGGCAGTCAATTTATCCATTGAAGCAGAAACAACATTCATTGTTTCTCCTAATTTCTGAACAGCAACTTGCGAAGCATTAACGCGCTCTTGCTGATTCGTAAAAGCCTCAGCAGATTTTTGAGCCGCTACAACTTGAGCAGCCATGTTTTCTTGAAACGATCTATTGTCTGCAGCGACCAGAAGATTGGTCATGTCTGAATCTACACCAGCAAGTTGCTTTCTTAATTCTTTTAAAGCCTCTGCTTCTTCTTTTGTAAGATCAGTTGTCTCGGCCATAGCCATCTTAACGCCACCCATTCCGCCCGTAGCAACTTGTCTAATTACTTTTTCTTTTATCGCTAAAGCATTTATTTTTTCTTGAATTACAGCACGATCTTTCTGCAACGAAGCATACTTATCTTCGTCAGTCATAAGCTGAAAATAAGTTTTTTTATAGATTTCAGCTACTTCAATAGCCGTTTCTTTCATTACTTTGCGAACATCACTAAATCTAGTAATTGCATCAACGAGTGTTTGAGTTACTTTTTCTATAACATTTGAAAGAGAAAGACCGGATGCAATGATTGCCGCCATGCCGATGCCTTTCAAATCAAAGGCTTTCTTCATTGCTCCAGCAACAAGACTAGATTCGCCTTTTAATTTTTGCAGGGAATTTTGAACCTTCGCAAATGCTTCTTTTGTAGAATCAATCGCCCTGAGGATAAATGTAGCTTCAGCTGCCATGATGTTTTCTCAGTCGATTTTGGTGGTTAATGTAAGCAATCCAGCCATTCATTTCGTCGGCTGGCATAGCGAGGACTTCGTGACTAAATTTACCGAGACGTTCAGCGATGCTGTAGACGGCGAGGAGGTCGGCACCTTCATCGCCGCCGATTAGTTTTTTAAGTCTTCAAGATTCGCGGAACTGTCGGCGAGAATCTGATTGGCGACGCGAGCGACCACGTTGCTATCGGCCTTGTTGAGCAAGGTCGGCTTGTGCTCGATGGTGAATAGCTTCTTTCCGCTCTCGTCCGTGGCTTTCATTATCAAAATGTCCACGAGCAAATCCATATCGTTGTTCTGAGATTTCTTATATACTCGGTTTTTCTCAGCCAAGGTCATTGGCGTCGAGAAGATCACGAGCTTCCACTCAGGAACCTCGATA